GCAAAATCTTTACGGCAAGCGTGCAAGATTGTTGGGATTCCGCCGAGCAACTTCCTGTTCTGGTGCGACAAGAACCCGGAACTGGCTGAACAGTACGCGCGCGCGGATAAGATTGCGACGGATTTGGCGTTTGAAGAGTTCGCGGAACTCAATGATGAAGCGCCTCCGAGGGTAAAAGGCTACACAGACGCTGGCTGGGCTGCATGGCAGAGAATGCGGCTGGACAACAAGAAGTGGGCTATGAGCAAGCGGAGGCCCAGCAAATACGGCGACAAGGTAGCGGTCGAGAACTCCGGCAGCATTGAAGTGGTTAAGCGGGTTGTGAGTGATCTGTGAATCCGTATCGAATCGTATTGAAATAACGATTCAGATGTGCGATTTGCCGAGCAAGTATCGGCTGACCCATATCGAATATGCGATTTGAGGATGTTCGGCTATCGGAACTGATCAAGCCGACGCCCAAACAGCGCGAGTGCTTCGAGGCTACGGATCACTACAGGTTCACGCTGTATGGCGGCGCTGCTGGTGGTGGCAAGTCTTACACGCTGCGCTGGTGGTGCTTGAGGCAGTTGATACGGCGGTTTGCTGATACCGGCATCAAGGGATTAAGGGCTGGGCTGTTCTCAGTCGATTACCCAACGTTGCAGGATCGGCAGATAAGCAAGATTGAGCAGGAGTTTCCTGTCTGGCTTGGGCAGACGAAGCGCACGGAGAAAGATGGGCTGTGCTTCTTTGTTAAGGATGAGTTCGGCGGCGGCAGGATCGCTCTGCGCAATTTGCAAGATCCGAACAGCTACAAGTCGGCTGAGTTCTCAGATATCGCGGTCGAAGAGCTTTCGGAAAACAAGCGCGATGTATTTGAAGACCTCGTGCTCTTTCGCCTGAGGGCACCGGGGATTGACAGACCTGCATTCCTGGCAGGCACAAACCCGACAGGCGTGGGCGTGCAGTGGATCAAAGCTCTGTGGGTTGATCGGAAGTTCCCGGCTGAGTTGAAGCACCTTGAGCATGAGTTTAAATACGTTCCGGCGCTGCTTTCAGACAATCCGCATCTAGGCAACGATTACCGCGAGTCTTTGAAGGGCTTGCCGGACAAGAAACGCCGAGCATTGCTTGAGGGCGATTGGACTGTTCCGGAAGGGCAGTATTTCACCAACTTTGAGCCGGACGACAGGAAAGTCCATCCAGCGGTGCTGAGTCAGATAGTTCAGCCTTGGTGGTCACACTGGATCGGGCAGGATTGGGGATTCAAGCACCATTCTCCGGTTTACTGGCACGCGGTTGGCAATGTTATGCCGGACCAGGCAAAGCTATTAGGCCGTAGCTGGGATTCGCCTCGGCAATGCGTGTTTACCTACCGCGAGAAGATCGTATCGCTAGCAGATGCGAACATGACCGAGGCCGAGTTGGGCAGCGAGATTGTCAGACTTTCTGGCAAGCAGAAGATTTCACGCTACATCTTGTCGTCGGATGCGTTTGGTGAGAAGTCAAGCCAGCGAACACCGGCGAGCATGTTGGCAGGTGCGATTAGACCTCACGGCTTGCCTGCTCCTGTTCCTTGCAACATGTCACCCGGTTCGAGAGTGGCAGGCTGGCGGTTTATGTACCAGCTTATCCAGGATGACGCATGGTTCATCTCTGAGATGTGCCCTGAAGCATTAGCGGCTGTGCCGGCGTTGGAATACGACTCGGACAAGGGCGATGAAGACATCCTGAAGACAGATCACGTCTTTGACGACATCGCGGACTGCCTGCGGTACAGCTTGCAGGACATGCTTGGTAACAGTCGGAAGCCTAAAGACATTCTGCTGCATGAGACGTTATCGGCCATTCCCGACATGACGCAGAAGCATTTCGCGCATTTGAAGTTCGAGGCCGAGCACAAGAAGAGCACAGGCCCGGTCAAGAGGAGTTTGAGATGGCAGCGATAGGCGAACTGATCCTGCTGGTGTGGTGTATACGCAGGCTATACGCACTGGAGAAGCGCAACGCAGTGCTGTGGCGCAAGGTAAGGCAGATGCGCAAAGAACGAAGGCCGAAGCGCATTGTGGTCAAAGCCAAGCCGGTTGAGAAGCAGGAAGTGCCCGAGTTTCAAAGACCTTTGCGGACAGGGCGAAAGGGCTGGTCAACGATCCGCCACGAGCTGGAAACGGCAGTAAAGACAGAAGAAGAGCGGCTGGCAGCAGTCGCCGAAATCTACAAGGGAGCTTAAATGACGATTGACGAAGCAATACAGCAGTTGGAGACACAGACACACGTTGACCTGAGCGGCGGTCGCAGAGATGCGGCTGTGGCCGTTCTGAACGAGTACGCGGAGTCATTCAAAGTGCCTGCCGAAGAAGAAAAGAAAGAGGAGTCGCACGATGCCGCTTAACGCCGCTGGCAAGTTCTCAATCAATCCGCAGATGGGCAAGGCGACTGAATCGTTGCCCGAGAAACCGAAGATCGAAGCGCCGGGCGCACCTGCTGAATCTGGCGACGTGCATGAGATCCACGATCACGGCGACGGCACCTTTCACACAGTTCACAAAGGCCAGCAGGAAGAGCACGCCTCGATTGGTCACCTGCACGCGCACATCTCCAAGACGCACGGAGCGGGCGAGAAACATGCTCACCTGCACCATGACGGCTTCTCCGCTCACTCGCACACGGTTGACGAGCAGGGCCAGACTCAGGAGCAAGAGCACGAGTCAGGGCAGGAAGCCGGACAACATGCAGGCAGCTTTCTCGACGGCGAACAGCAAGACGCTGGCGCACCTGGCGAGCAGTTGGGCGCGCAGCCTGCCGGTGATGATACGGGCCTGGGGGTCTAATGCCAGTCTACGGCACGGTTTCCCCCAGCATCGTTTCCATGTCGCCCGGCGATGTAGTTGAGTTGTTCAACGCCGAGACGCCCGCTATTCCCTCGAACTCGATTGTGATTACTCCGGGAGTTGGAGTGCGCAATCTTGAGTTCCAATCGCAGTTTGCGGCGGCGGCAACGGCTTCGCTGCTGATCGAAGGCTCAAACGTGAGTCCAACGGCATCGTCTCCGCAGGACGGGCTGGTGCTGTACACCTCGACCAACAAACAGGCAGACAGCTACAACGATGCCAACGGGCTTGCATTCTACTGGGCGAATCTTTCCACGCAGACGGCAGGCGGCGCGGTATCGGTGATTGTGAGGGCTTACTAATGGCTGATAAGTGGATACAAGGCGCAGTCAAGCATCCAGGATCACTCACGGCGGCGGCGAAGCGTCACGGCGTTTCCAAGTTGCAAGAGGCTGAAAAGGAAGCCAAGTCGAAGAACCCGCACATTCGCGGGCGCGGGCTTTTAGGCGAGCGGTTCATAAAGAAATCAATATGACCGCTGAGCAGAAGATTGATTCAATCCGTTCGCAGATGGACGCCGCTGTCCCTGTAGGCGGAACAATCGTGATTCGCTGCCCCTACTGCGACACCTTGAACTTCGAAGGGTTGCAGATGTGCTGCGACATGCTGAGAAATGCTTGTCTGGCCATTCTGGAGCGCGCGCAAGTGGAGAAGTTTATCGAGATGGTTCAGGACAAGATAGCCCATGCTTGATACCGCAGTCGTGGACAACGATGGATCGCAGGCAACGGAAGAGCAGGCGCAGGTTCAGTCGCAGTACGGCGACAAGAATGAGAAGCTGCCTGAAGTGCTTCAGAACACGCTCCGCGACCTCGTAAAGCACTACCAGGGCTTGGACAAGTTTGTACGCCGCTCTGAGGTCATGGAGGCCCGGCGTCAGCGGTTCTACGAGCGCGGCGACCAGTACATCTATTGGGATGCGCGGTCCATGATGTTCATGCCGGTGAATGGCGGAACAAGCGTGTCTTCCGGTTCAACGTCTGTGGACATGCCGCGCTACACAGACGTCTACAACATCTTCCAGCCGTACGAGCGGTCATTGATTGCGGTCCTTACGCAGAATCCTCCGGGTGTTGAGTTTGAACCGGATGACCCGAACGCTCCAAGCGATATTGGCGCGGCATCGACGGCGATGGTGTACAAGAGCGACTTCGACCGCGTGAATGACAGGCCTAGGCTACAGACGCAGGTTGCTAGACTGTTCTGCACGGATGGGCGGGTCATCGCTCACACACACACCGTCGCAGATGAACAGAGATTCGGCACAGACCAGGACGGAACGCCAAAGCAGGCCGAGATTACCGAGATTTACGGTGTGCTGGAATCTAAAGTCCCGATTATCGCGGAAGGCATTGAAGACTGGCCGTATTGCGTGCTCTCGAAAGAGTTGGACATCAATCTGGCCAAAAAGAACTACCCCGAAGCGGCTGCAAAGATCAAATCGGGATCAAGTTCAGTAGGGGAATCTGCTTACGAGAGAATGGCCCGGCTTGGCGTTTTGCAAGGCACTCGGCTGATTCAACAGGCCGGGGATGCTTTCGCGCACATGGTCACGCGGCATCGTTGCTGGCTTCGCCCTGCGGCGTTCGAGCACTGCAAAGATCAGTCGCTCAAAGAGCAGCTATTGCAGATTTTCCCGAATGGATGTCACGTCATCTTCTGCGGCGATGCTTACTGCGGAAGCTGGGATGAGTCGATGGACGATTGCATAGGCGTGGCACATCCCATGCCCGGTGACGGTCAATACAGGCCGTCGATGATGAAGTCTATCGTGCCTGTCCAGGACGCTTTTAATGATCTGATGAATCTTCGCAAGGAGATTTACGACTACTGCATACCTGCTACGTGGTGGGACAAGGCAATAGGCGATGAAGACGCGATCAGGGACCAGATCAGCGAGCCTGGAAACCATATTCCTTGTGAGGCACCTGCTGGGAAGTCATTGGAGCAGTGCTTTTTTGTCGAACCGCCAGCGTCTGTGCCTGAAGACATGATTCAGGCCATGAATGACCTGCAAGGTCAGCTGGCGCAGTTCATTACAGGCGCGATGCCTGCTTTGTTTGGCGGGTCGATGGAAGACCAAAAGACCGCGAGAGGCTATCAGATGGCCCGCGACCAGGCAATGGGGCAGCAGGGTATGCCGTGGGCCGCGATGAAGCAATTGTTCTCGAAGATTTACTATCAGGCTGCGTTGTCGGCTGGAAAGAACCGCGATGAGTCGGTCAATGTGAAGATCGACAATCAAGTCCTTCCGCTGTCATTCACTGACCTCGAAAAAGGCAACTTCCACTGCCACCCGAATGCTGATGGGAGCTTCCCTGAAACAGTAGCGATGAAGCGCGCTCAGTATCAGGCAGTGGCGGAGATGGCCAAGGGCGACCCGCAGTTGGCGCAGATACTTCAGTTGCCGGACAACATGGAATTCGGCAAAGAGATGCTGGGCTTACCTGAATTGGTGATTCCGCAGGCCGAGGCCAGAAATAAGCAGATGGAAGAGATTAACCAACTGCTGAAGGAACAGCCGATTCCGCCTTCTCCGCAGGAACTTGAGCAAGCGGGCGCGCAGTATGCGATGACGGTGAAGCAGGCACAGATGCAAGGCGCTCCGCCGCCGCCGCAGCCTGACCCGAACCAAGTCATTCAGTCGATGATGCAGTCTTCCATTCCCATTGACGCGACCTACGACTTCCATCAGTGGGAGTTTGAGAAGGTGCAGGACTGGCTGAACTCAAAAGCTGGGCGCGACGTGATTGCAAGCGGGAATGTGGCTGGTATTCAGAACGTGAAACTGCATGGCGAGCTTCACAAGAAGGCAATGGAGGCCCAGCAGCAGGCACAGTCGAAACCGCCTTCGGAGAACATCAACTTCGCAGACTTGCCACCTGCCGGACAGATACAGATGGCGCAGCAGGCCGGTATTCAACTAACGCAAGGAGCACCGAATGCCTGAAGAGGCCGTTATAGATGCACCCGCAGTAGAAACAAGCACAGTAGAGACGACACCGGAGCCTACGGAAGCTCCTGCGGTAGAAGCTCAGCCCGCTACGGAGACGCAGCCGAATGAGCCTGCCGATCCAGACCTTGAAGGCGATGGCCGCACCGTTCCCGCAGCGATTCGCCAGCACCTTGCGCAGTTAAAGGCGCAGAACCCCGCGCTTGCCAAGCAGTTGAAGGGCATTCTGTTCGCGGATCAGGCTCTGAAGAGAGAGTTTCCCGGCGGCGTCAAAGAGGCTCTGGAAGTAAAGCAGACCTTGGCTAAGTATGGCGGCCCCGAGGCGTTGCAGGAGATTCAGTCCGAGCGCGATGCGTGGTCGAAGCTGGACGAGTCGTTTATCAACGCCGACCCCTCGTTTGTGCAGACGATTGCGGAGAACAATCCCGAGTCGTTTGCCAAGCTTGCGCCTTCGGTGATCAGCAAGTTCGCCGAGATTGACCCTGAGACCTATCAGCACGTGATGGGCAAGGTGGTCTTCAACACCTTGTCCAATGCGCCGATCAATGAGATTTACCAGGCATTGGCGGGGAATGAGCAGACCAAAGCTCTCGCCGGCAAACTGGCCGAGTGGTACAACGGCATTCACGACTTGGCCTCGAAAGTGCCGGAAAAGAAGATTGACCCGGAGCGCGAAAAGCTTCAGAAAGAGCGCGAAGCCTTTGAAGAAGAGAAAGGCAAAGCGTTTCAGGCGGAAGCGGCCCGAGAGATTGTGACCACGCGAGATTCGATCATTACCCGCGAGCTTAACAAGCTGCTGAACGGCAAGAAAGTTCCCGAAGAGAAGATGCAGGCCGTCAAGCTTGAAGTCGTCCGCAGGATGGGCGCTTTGCTAAGGTCGCAGGAAGGATTCCAGGCAGCGCACGACAGGTTCCTCTCCGCGCGGGACAAAGCGGGGCTGCTGGGATTCATCAAACCACGTCTGGAGCAGGTTCTGCCGCGCGCGGTCGATCAGGCGCACAAGCTGTTCTTTGCCGGCGAAGGCAAGCCAGTCGTAAAACCTGCGGTCCAGCAGCAGGCACAGAAAGCGGCGGTTGATCCGGGCTTCACTCGCGTCTCGGTTGCGCCGAACCCTGCTGATGTGGATCACAAGCAGACGCCGTTCGAGATGAAGTGGAAAAAGCAGGCTGTTCTCAAGGACGGACGGAAGGTTACTTGGGCATGAACTATAGAAACGGCTGCCCCATTCTGGACGAAGATTAAGCAGCATACATGAGCGTCGTATAGCGGCAATTATTCCGGTCTCCAAAACCGTGTGACGCAGGTTCGAGTCCTGCCGCTCATGCCAACAAGTTTTGTAACACGGGTCGCTTCGGTGGCCCTTTTGCTTGCCCGAAAGCCTCTGGGATCGGACACCCAGCACACAAACCGGGGAAATAAGGGAAGGCACGTTTTACCTCCGTACTGCGAACGACTCAGCACCGCTCAGGCTGACCAAACAACGAGCCGCATGACGAGATTCAATCTCAGGAAATTGTCATGGCTGCTAATGCTGCGCAGGTTCTTGCGCTTCAGCACGAAAAAGTCCGCCCTGAACTCTCTTTGATGTATCAGACGGACGATACCCTGTGGGGTCAGATCAAGTCCCGGAGCGACCTCGAAGTCGTTTCTGGACGCCCTACGCGCGTTCCTATGGAACTCCTCGCCGGTTCTAAGTTCCGTTCCGGCAACCCCGATGGTGGCGACCTGGGCCTTGGCTCCGGCGTAACCACGGACTACGGCACGCTGGTCCCGACCTACTTCTTCCAGGCCAGCCAGTACACCAAAGCCACCGAGATCAACACGAACAGCGATGAGAAGGCAATTGAGAACTACGCCCAACTCACCATGAAGCGTGCGATGGAGCAGTTCAACACCAACATGGAAGCGGCATTCTGTGTGGCGGACGGTTCCAACACCCTCGGCACGGTCGTTTCTACCGGAACCACTGGTGGCTCGCCGTACATCATCGTCAGCAACGCGAACTCGTTTTACGACAATCAGGATATCGATGATTGGTCGGCACTGTCGGGCACGAATCGTGGCACGATCACGATCCAGTCTGTCGATGCGGCCAACAAGACCCTGTGGCTCGCAAACGGCGCTTCGCTGCCTGCCGGTATTGTGGCTGGCGATTTGCTGCTCATCAACGGCTCTTCGGGCGTGGCCAACTCCGGCCTGTTCGGCGTGCTGACCTACCAGGTGAATGCGGCTACCGGTTCGGTCATGGGGCTCTCCCGTGCATCCTATCCCGGCAAACTCACCACTCCCTACGTCTCAGGCGGGAACAAGACGCTGACCCCAGCGTTTGCCCGTCTTTTGCTGTCGCGCTTGCAGGTTGCATTGGGCGCGAAGGCTGCGGACGAATCCGAACTGACATTCAACATGAACATCGACATGGTCGCGGCCTGGGAAAACACAGGTCTGGTCGTGTCGTCTGTGATTCAGAACCAGCTCACCGGTTCTAACGCGCAGGACATGTTGAAGAAGTCCGGCCCCAAGACCTTCGCCGGTCGTCCGATCATCGGCGACGGTGATGGGAACATTCACGCCGTTCCGGGCAGGATTGACGGACTGGCGCTGAAGGAGTGGTTCCGCGTTGAAAACCAGCCAATTGACTACTACGAAGTTGGCGGGCAGACGCTGTTTCCCACCTATGGCGCTTCTGGGGGTCTGAGCGCGAACACGCTCTTCTATCTCTGGACTGGCGTAAACATCGGCAACGGCAATGTCCGCAAGGGCTGCTACGCCGATTCCATCGCAATCCCAACCGGGTACTAACCAAGTGGGGCGGACTACCATCCGCCCCTTCTTTCCCTTATGACAATTTCTCATCTTCCAGTTCCGATGAAGCGGTATGGAGTGAACCCTTACGGGGAGTCACTGTATCGCTGCGTGTGGTCAGATTCTCGCACCCATCTTGTAGGCGGTCGCTGGGGCGATAACCAGGCCTGCGAGTACAGACAAGCCCCGCTTTACCCCGGAGTCCATGCGTGGATTCTCGAAAAGTGGCTATCGCCTGAAGCTTACGCCGGATCTCGTGATGACTGGCACCTTCAGAACTACGACATTGAATCCGGCCTTTATACCAGTGGCCCTTACCCCGAGCGCGGTGAGTACACGCAATGCTATGCGTTCCCCGCTGGCTTCATGCCGGGAGATTCGTCCATTTCATCCGTGATTGGCATGTTGAACGCCTCGCGGAATGTCTCGCTGTGGGACAAGAAAAGCGCATTGCTTGATAACCACGCGGCCAAGAAGAAAAAGCGCGAAACGCGGGTCGAAGACGTGTTTAGAAACGCTCAAGGGTCGTTTAGAGGCAATGCGGTCTCGGGAATCCCAGGCAAAAGGACTGCTGAAAAAGTGCAGTTGCGCCACACAGCACAATCGCTCGGTAAGCCGGTGGGCGATAACAAGTTTTTCTCACAAGGAGCATAAATGATCTTCGCAAATGAAGTGCAGCGGACAATTTCAGCGGACGTGCGCGCCCGCAATGGGAAGGTGGTCGCCGCTATTCCTGACGTTCTGCGGCGAATGGCGGAAGAGAACCCCATTCACGTCTTCAATGTCGGCCCATGGTCGTGGACTGTCTCTCTCGGCAGTCTGGGAGTCTTTACCGTGCCTGCGAACGAGGGCGAAGTCTCCAAGCCGCTGATCGTGAACCGCACCGTCTTCGAGACGATCTCGGTTGACATGAACAAGATGGAGCAAAGACCTGTAGACGGGATGGATGTCGTGCACGACATTCTCGGCGTCGGTCCTTACAAGCAGCCGGGGCAGTCATTGATTTCGCGCGGAGTCTTTATCGCGGAAGGTTCGACTCCGACCGCTAAAGAGAAGAAGGCTGCCTACGCGGAGTTGGACAAATACTACGGCTCTCTGGTTTCTGAAGCGGATAGGTATCACATGGCCGGGCCTTTGCAGATGCCGAACATCTGCGATGAGCACCGCGCCGCTGCAAGAGCGTTGAACCAGACCAGACCGTGGTGTGAGACTCCCCGACAGCAGGATAGCTGCCCAGGATGCGGAAGGTCAGTACCGCAGGGAATTGCAAGGTGTCCGCATGAGATGTGCGGCGCCATCCTTGACGAAGTGAAGGCAAAGAAGCTCTTTCCGCATCTGTTCCGCGAGGCGGTAAGTGCCTAGCATCCCAGGCCCGGCACAGCCGCCCTACGATACAGCGGATTACGTTCTCAACCTCGCCCGCACGCGCATGAATGACGCTATTCAGACGCTGGCGGGCGATGTGATGAGCGACACCCAGCCTTACATGCTGACCGCGTTTAATGGGGCGTGGAGAAGGTTGCAGGAAGCCCTCGCCGACCAGGGAGCCGCGGCACTCACTAAGGAAGCGATCATCCCTTCCATTCCGGTAGTCGGCTCGATTGACCCCGCTTCGCAGGCTTACCTTTCGTGGTCGAACTACTTTGACGGGCTGAATCTTTGGCCGGGGCCTTTGCTGCCGCAGAACCTGATCCTTCCGCTTCGGCTGTGGGAAAGAATCTCCGGCACAACGCAGCAGTTTATTGAGATGTCGCCCGTCAATGACGGACTTCCATCCGATCCCAAGACGTTAAGGCTTCAGTATTGGGAATGGCGCGGCGACGCTATCTGGATGATAGGCGCGTTGCAGATCAATGACATTCGCCTGAGATATGCGGCCTACCTGCCCGACTTAGAGACTTTGGGAACTACGCGGGTGCCGATCATGCGCTGCGGGAATGCTTTGGCGTGGCTGGTGTGTTCGGAAGTCGCCAATGCTCGCGGCGATATAGACGGCTCAAGCTTCGATGCGAAAGCGGAAAACGCGATTGAGAAGATGTTGAACCGCGAGGCCCGCATGAAGCAGCGCGGCAGACATAGACGACAGCCCTACAGCAGCCGTGCACATAGCGGATGGGGAATCTTTTAACCAGGAGAACTTATGGCAATCGCAGCAGTGGAAACATCTCGGGATTACACGGCGAAGAATGAAATCGTCTACGGAACACTCACCTTCTCCGGCAGCTACGCGACCGGCGGAGACACGCTGAACTTCGACGCCATCAGCAAAGCCTCTCGGCAGTCTCCGATCTTTGTCGAGATTCACGAAACCGGCGTTCCATCTGGTTATTCCTACAGCTACGTCGCCAGTTCGGACGAAGGCACTGGCAAAGTCGCTGTGCTTGAGACCGGAGCCGCGGTAAGCACTCCGCAGACACAGATTGCCGCAGCCGCTTATCCTGCCGCGATCACCGGCGCGACGGTCATCTTCAAAGCGACGTTCCCCCGTCTATAAATGGCGATCAACACTCAGGGAGCGGTAGAAGTACCGCTCTCGCTGTTCGGCGGAATCGACACGGAGATGTCACCATCCGACCTGCCGGAAGGCGTGTCTCCCGACTGCGGAGACGTGGTGTTCCTTCCCGGCAGTGTAAGTACGCGCTTCGGCATGGAAAAGCGATTTACTGTGGCCTTTCCTGCTGATGTTGTGTATGAGGATAGCTTTGTCACGAATAACGGCGCAATCAAGAATCTCTACCTCTGTGCCGATGGTTCGTTTTGGGTAGAAGACCTGTCTTCTCCGGGCGTGAAGACTGAACTATTCACGACTTTCTCGGGGTCTTTCGGTCTGTCCTGCACAGCGTTTGGGCGGCAGTTCATTGCTCTTTCAGACGGAAGACACGGCCTGGATATTCCCCGTCAGTTCGACGGGGTGAACATCGACCGCGTGACGCAGGATGGACCCGGAGCACCGCCGTCGATTGCGAATTACATCATTCCGCAAGCCAATCTGGTCAATAACGTGGCTGGCACGGGAATTAGCGTGGTGTCTTCCACTCCGGGCGGCGCAGTCTATTATCCACCACCACCGCCGCCGCCTAATTACTATGGCGGTTATACCCCTCCGCAAGGTCAGGGATACACGGTCTATACGACTCTGACCATTGTTACCAGCACTCCGCATGGAGTGACTGTCGGGCAGACGGTTTCGCTTTCAGGCAGCACGGCCTATAACTTCAACTCCGCTTCCGTAGCCGTTGTTATTGACTCGACCACGATTGAGATTTATCGCGCATCCCCGGACAGCACGGAGGCCACCGGAGGGACGCTAACTCCCTTCACCGCTGGGCTGATCCGCAGAAACGGCGTGGTCACAGCCACTACCTCAACGGCTCATAATCTACAGCCGGGATTCCAGACACAGATTGCCGGAGTGCCTTTGGCGCTGGTAGGCAATGGCATTTCCTCCATATCCATCTCGAACGAAAACAACCCCGGACTGGCGACGATCACCACTTATCAGGCGCATGGCCTTGTGCCTCAGAATGAAGTCGTCATCAAGAATGTGCCCAACACCGCAGTAGGCGGGGCGATTACTGCCGCTGCGATTTCCGGTAACGTGGCGACCATTACCACCACGACCGCGCACACCCTGGGGATTGGCTCTGAAGTCGAAATAGCAGGTGTAACGGCGACGCAGTTCAATGGGCAGTTCACCGTTCTTTCCGTTCCGTCTTCGACCACGTTCACCTACGCCTTGGTGGATGCGGACACCAGTTCAAGCGGCGGGACGGTTTCTTTAGTGTGGCCCATCGCCTCAACTGACCCCACGCAAGTCTATTTTCAAGTACAGACCGCCCCCAGCCCTACGACCTTCACGGTGACGTTGAGTTATCCCGATGGCACATGGAATGGCGGTGGGCTCTACTTCGCATGGGAAGGGACGTTTTACGTCCAAACCATCCCGTCAGATACGACCTTCACTTATACGCAGCAAGGGCCGGACGCGAACTCTTCGACGGGCGGAACAAGCACGCCTTACGGCCAAGCTTCGCCGGGAGTGCATAATCTGGTCGTCATTTTCCAGACGCGCAAAGGCTATCTGACGATGCCGAGTCCTCCGGTGCAGTTCACCGCCCCCGGTGGGCAGTTTTTGACCGTCTCAAACATCCCGATTGGCCCTCCCAACACGGTTGCTAGGGTTCTGGCCTTCACCGGTGCCGGCGGAGCGTCGTATTTCTACATTCCTGTAGCGGCGCAGGAGAATTCTCAGGTTGTCTCGACCTCAACCGTGGTGCAGGACAACACCACGACCACCGCCATCGTTGATTTCTCGGACAATACCCTATTTGCTTCGCTGGGAATCTCGATACCAGGAAATAACCTGTTCAACCAAGTAGTGCTCGGCCCGGTTTTGGGGTTCAAGTTCTACCGTGAGCGGCTGATTGCCTGGGGCGAGAGAAACAAGGTGCAAAACCTGCTGAATATGGGCTTTGAAGGCGGGTATGTCGCAGGAAAATTAGACACTCCGCTTGGCTGGACGGTCGTAACTTCAGGCGGAACGCTGGTAACGAATGCCGACGCCGGCATGGGCATGTCGTGGCAGATTACCGGAGATGGAACACAGAACCCGCTGGGGCAAATCTCTCAGAATGCCC